GAACCAAAATGTTGGATTATTGAGCAGATAAGGGATGAATTAAGAGTTCATCAGGCGATGAATGGGATACCGAAAAATGAAAGAATACCCACCAAAGCAGTGGCGGAGTTGTTAGATGAGATTTTAGAAATAGCAAAGAATAACTTTCCATTGGCAAGGGAGCTAAACGAATACGATGTAAGATATGTTGATAGAGCCGATAAAACTAAATAATATTCCAGAAGCAGAATGTGAGGTTCTCAATCTTGAAGATTTTAAAATCAATCCTGATGAGGACATACCAGAGCCGATACCGATTTTGCACACTTGGGATGAAAGAGGAAACCTCCTGCCGATATTCACAGAAGACAACATCTCTATGATACAGGGAAAGGCAAAATCAAGAAAATCAACCTTTATCAGGGCGATAAGCACGGCAGTAATGGGCGGTAAATTCGGAATGCTGGAATGCTCCTACCGAAGAAACAGAATGGCGATTTTTGACACAGAACAGGGCGCTTATCATTGTTCAAGAGCAGTGAGACAGATTAAGCAATTAAGCGGAAGAAATGTTGATTATTACAAACTCGCAGGGCTTCCAGTAGCAAGCAAAAAATACTTGGTAGAAACCCACTTAAAACAGAATCCAGATTGTGGTTTTGTGATTTTGGATAACATCGTGCATTTCCTGCTGGATTTCAATTCATCGACCGAAAGTTCAGAACTTAACGAATGGCTGATAAAACTCAAAGGAGAGTATAACACTCACATCTGTGTAGTGCTGCACGAAAACGGAAGCGATACGGGGAACGGAAAAGCAAAAGGGCATATCGGAACTTTACTTGAAAACACCTGTGAAACTATCATCCGAGTAGAAAAAGACAAAGATGACAGGGGGCAGAGTATCGTAAGTCCAAAAGCAATGCGAGGATTAGAATTTAACCCTATTCTGATGCAGGTAGATTATCAAGGAGTACCTTATCTCTCTTGGCATGAAGAAACAGATAAACCTAAAAAGATGAGATTATGACACTGGAAGAACTAAAAAAAGACCCAATGAAACAGATTGAAAGGGTCGCTAAAAGTAAAGATATAAACGCCCTTATAAAAACCTATGAGGAGCAGAGAAAGGAACAGAGAAAAAGATACAAAAAAGTAAAAGTAGCAAAGGGGATATGGATATAGCAGAAAAAGAAATACCAGAGGGATATGTAACATCCACCTACTTGTTTAAGGAGTTCATCAAACGCTTGAGTTACAGAAAGGGTGAAGCCGCGATTAAAGATTATCAAGCGATTAAAGGGCATAAAAGGTTTGGAAGAAGTATAATTCAAGAATGGGATGAAAATTTGTTCAATGAGTTAGTGGATAAACACATCACAATAAGAGCAGCCAAGAAGAAAGGATACAAACAGCGAGAAATTCCACAAGATCACATAACCGCCACCCAGTTGTTTGAAAAGTTTTCCAAGATATTAAAGCCAGCTAGAGGGAAAATGGCTTTGGCTGATTATCAGGCGGTAAAGACACCGCAAAAATACGGAAGACACCAAATTCAAGAATGGGATGAGAAACTATTCCAAGAATTGATTGAAAAATATGAGCCTAAAAAGAAAGAGGTAGTCAAGAAAGTTAAAAAGCCTATAATCCACGCTGGATTAAGCGAAAAAGAAATCCTTGAAAAAGCCAAAGAACTAAACCGAAAGGTAAAAGTTGTTCCAATGGGATATTCGCCCTCTTGGGAACGAGAGAAGAAGATAATTGTCGCTAAAAAGGAGCAGATAGACAAGTCGGCATATAAGCCAAAAGATTGCAGTATACACACGCCAAAAGGAGGTAAAATCCATGTTCCAGATGGATACCTCAAAGTAAAGGATTTACGAGAGAAATTCTTGGAGGAAACAGGCTCATATGTTTTAAGGCTGGATATGGAATACCGAAACCGAGTGAATGAACTTATCTTGGGTTCTGTAAAGGCTTACGAATGGAACGAGGAAATTTTCAAGGAAGTAACAAACAATTATAAAAAAATAAAGAGATACAGAAAATGATAGTAATAGTTTCAATCCTAATCTTATCAATCGCCATTGTGATTGTGGCATGGAGCAGCGATATTAAGATGCTGGAAGACCGAATAGAAGAATTAACCGAAAAATTAGAGCAATATGAAAATAGTAAAGTTAATAGCACTGGTGCTGTTCCTGTGCAGTTGCAAAGCGAAAGACCCTTACAAGCAATTCAAAAGGGAGATAAAAACAAATAAACCAAGTAAAGAACACACACTAAAAAACAATAGAATAGCATGAACACAGCAGGAATACACCTTACAGAATACCATAAAAAGCTCTTGAAAAAAGAAGCCAAATACGAAAAGAAAGTAAGAACAAGAAGAATTGAAAGCCTTACCATTGAGGAACATGTAAAACTAAAATCCATCATGTCTCAGTTCTACTGCACGGTAGCCTTGCAAATTGAGTTGGTAGATGCATTGGTATGAAAGTGCTGTGAAAAACGAAGAAGATGATTTAGTAAGGCAGGTGTGGGAGAAGAAAATGGAAAACATTGTGAAAATTATGCCTCAACTCAATGCCAAGCAATTTGATATGCTGGAAGAGTTTATTAGAAATTTAAAATATAAGAAGTAAAAATTTTAAATAAAATAAATACAAATAACTGAATATGAAAACAATAGGAGAAATAAGATGTAATATTGATAGTCTAAAAACAGAGCCAAATTTAGTAGAAGATGTAAGGTCTGATTTGGCAGGTATTATTGATATGTTAGAAAAACAAAGGGGTGACAAAAACACATCACCAGCAAGTGCAGAAAAGCAAAGACTGATTTCTATCGCACAAACAAAGTTAGAGGAAGCATGTATGTTCGCTGTAAAGGCAATATACACGAAATAAACTTCCAAATAAGTAACTTACTAAATAGTAACATTAAAGATAAATAAGATGGAAACAAAAGAAATGAAAATACAGGCGCCAGAAGGCTACGAAATTGATAAAGAAAAATCAACTTTTGAAAAGATAGTTTTTAAGAAAATAGAAAGAAAATTACCTAAAAAGTGGAAAGATTTATACGAGGTTAAGGGTTGGTTTGTGGATTTTCAAAGCGATGTTGTTACTTCGGGCAGTATGCGCACGGCTGACAGTGTTAAAAACAGATTTCCTACAAAAGAAGAAGCCGAAGCATGTTTAGCACTTGCTCAATTATGTCAGCTGAGAGATAGATATAACAATGGATGGAAGCCTAATTGGGAAGATTACAATGAAACTAAATATTGTATAGAATTTTGCCAAGGTCGAATAGAAACTATCGACCGAGTTAATTGTCATAAAATACTAACATTTAAAACAGAAGATCTCAGAGACAAATTTCTAGAGAATTTCAAAGATTTAATCGAAACAGCAAAACCATTGTTATAACAGACCACAGCGAAACAACTGTAAAAGAATAAACAAAACCTACAAAAACATTTAAAATTTATTCATATGGATATTATTGGAAACATCTACAGCAGAGAGGCTGCAGAGCAGAAAAAAGAAACATTCCGTGTTCAAGAGTTCATGCTGGACGCTTCTTACTTTGACAATTACAATCAGACTAATCGAGAGAACTTTCTCAAAATGCAGGTTAAGAATGCCAATATTGACAAGTTGGCGGCGATTCCTAACGGAAGTAGAGTGAAGGTCTTTTTTACCATAGAAGGAAGATTCTACGACAAAGAGGATGGAACAAAGGGACACGCTCAGAATCTCTCTGCGTTCAATTTCGAAGTGATTAAGCTGGCTGAGAATAAACCAGCCACTCCTGCTGCTCCTGCACCACAAGAAACCGACTTCTAGATGCTTAGGCGCTAATTAGTTTTTTTTCATTGTAATCCGCTCAGATTTGGGCGGATTTTTCTTTTTGATATACATCAGTTTTCGCACACCTACAAGGCGGCGATTTTCACAACCCCCTGCCACCCCCAAAAGTTGTAAAAAAGTTGTAAGAATTGTAAGGAATTATCCGAGCGCTCTGTTTGTCGGGTTTTATCGCCTTACAACTTTTATTTTTATTTTGTAAGGAATGGATAATCCTTACAAAAAAATTGTAAGGGAAAAACTGCCTTACAAAATGAATTTGGCTGTTGTATGGGATTCTTACAACTCTAAGTAAGGTGTAAATATTTGAAAAATAAGCACTTACAAAATCCTTACAATTCTTACAACTTTTTTACAACTTTTTAGAGAATTTCAGAATAAAAGTTTCAGAAACTAAAAAAAGCAGAGCCTTTATAATATGGTGGAAAAATCATATACTTGCTGAAAAAATAAGGATGCTAGTAAGTATATTTTTGCCAGTGAGTAAGCCGATCAAGCAGTTTTTGACTCAGAAATTTGGTGCAGAATATCAGCCAAGCCGAGATAATTGGTTTGGAATTCTTATCAGTTCTCTTTTGAGTAAGAAAAATTCGAACTGGGATGATCGTGCAAAAAATGAAGTCTTTGAGGAGGAATATAAAATTTCCTTCAAATTGTCTTATTCAGACAAGCACGGCATCTGCATTCTTCCTACGCATGAGCAGTTGCTTCGGCGTGCGGTGGAAAGTTTGTTTCGGGAGCATCTGTATGAAACAGCAGTTCTCAACAAACTCTACTATGATATAGAGTATAAAACATCCATAGAAAACCTGCTGAATTTCTACGGAATCCACGAGGAAGAAAAATCCTATTATCAAACTATTATTAGAGATTTTAACAGAAAAAAGGATAAAATCGCCCAAAGATTAGAAAACCAGCCAAATAAAATATTTTCGTAAAAAAACTTTAAAATATGGTGGAAATCAGCAATATTCCAGAAAAATTCTTTCGTGAAATTCGACAAATCGAAATTTTCAACGCCAAAGAATATTCATTCACGGCGAACAGCACAGGCAAGAGTGTTTCTGCTGAACCGAAAATAATCTTTAAAAACATTGTTCCAGAGGACTTCGATAGGTCTATCAAAAGAAAATCCAAAAACGGAAACACTTTTTTCGAAGTGGATTTATCATTTAACCTCTATAATATCAGCCCAATGAACATCAGCGCTTATTCTGTTCTTTTGAACAAAAAGGGTTTTGCCATCCGCCTGGTGACCAATGTAGATTCCATGATATTGGGTAATGAACAAGAGCCGTTCATGGTAGAAGTTCACGATGGGCGCAAGGATGATAATTCTGGAAGTGATAGGATGCAGATCCAAATTTCTGGCGCTACCATTATAGAACCCAAAGCCCAGAGCTTATAATTTTTCTGTCTTTTTTTACGCAAAGAACATTTTGGATTTTTGAAAAATAAAATCTAAGAATGTTTAATGGTAATACTTTATTAAATACTCCGCTGGCAATAGACAAAGGCTATTTGATGAGCCTTGTTCCATCATTGGCAGCGGAATTTATGTTGATGAAATCCTCTCCTATACAGAGTGTAAAGGAGAGAGAAATGCAGTATTTATCCAAAATCAACAAACAGGGAGAAGGGAAAGAAAACATGAAGTTTCCTGTAATAGTGGATATTGTGGGAGCAATCACTAAATATTCTACTTACTTCTCTTACGGCACCCAGTTCCTTGGGGAGCTCTTGAAAGAATTGGATAGAAGCCCGAGTGTTTCGGGAATTATTCTCAATATAGATTCTGGAGGCGGTATGGTTTCTGGAACCGCAGAACTTACCCATATCATCAAGAATTTAGAAACTCCTACTATATCATATACCAGCGGTTATCAGTGTTCGGCAGCGCTGGACATTGCTTCTGGGTGTGATTATCATATGGCATCTCCTTTTGCTGATAAAATTGGTTCTATCGGGACGATGCTCTCTTATCAAGATTTTTCGGCAATGTTCGAAAAATGGGGAGCAAAAATCTATGAAATCTATGCTCCACAGTCTACAGAGAAGAACAAGGAGTATCGTGAGCTGATGAAAGGAAACGAAGAACTCTACACTGAACAGCTGAAAGTTTTAGCAGATGATTTTATTTCCAGAATGAAAGAAAATTTTGGGGAGAAGCTGAAAGATGACGGGCATGTTTTCAAAGGGAAAACCTACACTCCGAAAGAGGCTTTGGAAATCGGTCTTATAGATGAACTCGGTTCTTTAGCAGATGCATTGAGCAAATTTTAATCAATAAATTAAATAAAAATGAAATT